ATCGACCCCAACAAGAAAGCGGAGTTGCTTCTCAACGCTCAGGCTCTGGAAGCTGCGTCCGAGAAAGCACTCCTTGACTTCGAACAGAAGATGTCCGAGGCGCAGACCGCCATCAACGCAGTGGAAGCCGCCAATGCCAGCATCTTTGTCTCTGGCTGGCGTCCCGCTGTGGGATGGGTCTGCGTCTGCGGACTCTTCTACACCTTCCTGATGAAGCCCCTGTTTCCGTGGGCTGCTGCAGTCATCTGCAACATTGGAGGGTACAAACCTGTAGTTCCTGTTCTCCCTGAGGTTCCAATGGGGGATCTCATTGTCCTGCTTGGTGGAATGCTTGGCCTTGGGGCCATGCGCACCGCCGAGAAACTCAGCAGCAAGAAATAAGGAGGAAAGAGTATGAGACTGTCCAAAGTAGCAAGTCTGGAAGCTGCGGTTCCCGCATCTCTCAGCGGAGTGGTTTCCATCGCTCCCGCTGGCGACATGACGTTCTCCCTGTACCGCAAGGCGGCTGACAATGCCACCATGCCGGGGGATGCATTTCAAGTTGACGGGGAAGTGCAGGTTTCCGCTGTTGTCGAGCGCGAGCTTGCCAAGGTTCTCTGTCAGGGGTCGTTCCCTGCTACGGGAGCCATCGTCCGCGCCAATGTGGTGAACCTGAATCGAGGCAAGGGATATGTGGTTGGTAACACCTTCCACCTCATCAACAACGGACTCACTGGTGCCACCACGCCTCATGACGAGGTTGTGACGGTCACCGAAGTGTATCCCGATGGTGGGATCAAGCAGTACACGCTGGGTGGGCAGGGTTCCGCTTACACCCTTGGTCGTGCTACCGCCGATGCAGTCACCGGCAACGCCAATGCCACCGGAGCGATCTTCCAGATCAATCAGGTGGGAACGTGGACTGCCGCTGAGAAGACGACCTTTGATCTGAAGGTTGATGAAGTCACCGCTGACGAGACCTACAAGGTCTTCATCGGCAAGGAAGGAACGTGGAGGGAACTCGCCCTCACGGACGACTACACCATCCATGTTGATGATGCCGGGAGTGTCGATCTGGTCGTGGATGCTCAGCCGGGGCAGTATGTCAAGGCTGTGGCGTACACCAATGGCACCTCGGTGTTCACCTTCGCTGCTCCTGCAACCACGCATCCCCAGTCCACCTCCACCGGAGTCTCCATTGTCGAGACCTCGGATGACGGTGGGGATACTTGGGTCGATGTCACCACCGATGTCACCATCTCCGGTACCGGGGGGATCACCCTCACGTTCGCCTCTGGTGCGTTCCCTGACGCTGGCCTTCTGGTCCGCTACAGCAAGACCTTCGCGCTGGGAAACAAGGTTGCGATCCAGAGTCCCATCGACGCATCTGCACATGTTGCTGAGGTGTACAAGGTCTACGTTGCTGGCACGCTGAAGACGGTCACCACCGACTACACGGTCGAGAGTGGCTACATCAAGTTCGCCGCCAACAAGTCCCCCGCGAAGGACGACATCGTGCAGGTCAAGGTGCTCTCCAACGCGCTCGTGTGCGTTCAGGGCGATGCGGTCGAGTTCTCCTACACCAAGGGGGGCTACGGCTACTCGGACATCATCCCCACCGGGGATATGGTCTGCGCCATCGCTTATGAGTGACGCTAGCAGGGAAGCTGCACTTAGCAGCTTGCTAGATGTGGCGGTAGCTGACCTAACCGAACGGGTGAAGTCGAAAGAAGCTACCTCGGGCGACTACAAGAACATCATCCAGCTCCTCAAGGACAACGGAATCACCTGCGAAGTGAAAAAGGGAGGTCCGATGGACCTTCTTGCAGGGGAGTTGCCCTTTGAGGCGGGATCAGACGAAAAGTATCAGTAAATCAAGTGGTTGCCTACCCTTCTCCGCGTGAGGGGGGTAGGCACCTCTACCAAACCAACATTATCGTCCAACAGAGAGGCTTCTAGGTGGCAAAAAAGGCTACTCCTGCGTCAAAAGCAAGCTCCGATATGGAAAAGGTGGTCTCAGACTTCCGAAACTTCCTCTTCCTCGTCTGGAAACACCTCAGGCTCCCCTCTCCGACCCCCATGCAGTACGAGATCGCAGATTATCTGCAGCATGGACCCAAGCGACAGATCATCGAAGCGTTCCGGGGCGAGGGGAAGAGCTGGATCACCTCAGCATACGTCTTATGGAGGTTATTGCGTGACCCCAACGAAAAGTTCCTTATTGTCTCGGCTAGCAAGCAGAGATCTGACGACTTCTCCATCTTTACCCAACGACTTATCACCGAAATGCCCATCCTTCAGCACCTCGCTCCAACCGACGACCAACGAAGCTCTAAGATTGCATTTGATGTCGCTCCTACGCGAGCTGCTCATGCCCCGTCAGTCAAGTCGGTAGGTGTCTTTGGTCAGATGACAGGTTCTCGTGCAACCCATGTCATAGCAGACGATGTGGAGGTGCAAAACAACAGTGACACAGAAGATAAGAGGGACAAGCTCCTCGCTACCGTCTTGGAGTTCGAAGCGATCATCGTCCCGAAGATCGGAAGGATCACCTACCTCGGGACACCCCAGACAGAAGCCTCGGTGTACAACAAGCTCAGAGAACGAGGCTACGCTTGCCAGATATGGACTGCTCGATATCCCCAGCAAGCAGACCTTAGCAAGTACGAAGGACACTTAGCACCCAGCATAGTAGCTGCCATCGAGGACGACCCGAACATCGCGGGGAAACCTACGGACCCCCTGCGCTTCTCAGAACTGGACCTGATGGAAAGAGAAGCTGCCTATGGGAAGACCGGCTTCGCTCTGCAGTTCATGCTGGACACCTCACTCAGCGATATGCTCCGGTTCCCTCTGCGCACCGCCGATCTGATCGCGCTGGAGTGCGCTGGGGACAAGGGACCAGTGAGTTTAGGCTGGGCATCAGGGCTTCAGCAGCAGGTCAAGGAGCTGGCGAATGTCGGCTTCACTGGGGACAGGATCTACCGCCCGATGTTCGTGGATGAGCACTGGACCGGCTATGAGGGCTGTGTGATGACCATAGACCCCTCAGGTAGAGGCAAGGATGAGACTGGGTATGCTGTGGTCAAGCAGCTCATGGGTGTCCTGTATGTCACCGCATGTGGGGGACTGCAGGGGGGCTATGAGGAAGATGTCCTTCTCAAGCTGGCGAACATAGCGAAGGACAACAAGGTGAACTACATCATCATCGAAGCCAACTTCGGAGATGGAATGTTCACGAAGATCTTCCAACCAGTGTTGACTAGGATCTACCCATGCACCACCGAGGAAGTGAAACACAACATCCAGAAGGAAAAGAGAATCATCGACACTCTTGAACCTGTCATAAACCGGCATCGACTGGTGATCGACATAGGAGTGCTGACACAAGACTTGAAATATACAGATGTCCGCTACACACTCCTCTACCAACTAACACATATAACTAAAGATAGAGGGTCACTCAAGTATGACGATAGACTTGATTCTCTAGCTATGGCTGTGTCTTACTGGGTCGAAAGTATGGGCCGAGATGAAAGGAATGCTGTAGACGACCATCGACAAGCCCTCCTCGACAAAGAACTTAAAGCTTTCGCTGAAGGTTTCTCTGACTTCGGTCAAGGACATGAGCCTACAAGTAATGCTTGGGTGAGACTTAGGTAGACCTAACTAAGTTTCCTATATGGTTTCTTATATAGGTTTCTGTGTGAGGTGTTAGTCAACTAGAAAGTATATGTCTACCCATGTAACACCTTAGGTAAAACTCCATGAGTAAGGGACTAGGGGGCAGGGTGAAGCTGAAGCGGGTCAAGATTCCAGATCGAGTGTTGATCGCTGGGAAGTGGTGGAAGCTCAGCCCACTCTCCCCGGCAAAGAGTAAACCGAACAAGGATGGGGATCAAGCCTTCGGGGAGTGTTACTTCAACCTGAAGCGGATCACCTATAACCCTGTGCAACATAAGGAAGAGATGTTGGACACTCTCTTCCACGAGGGACTCCACGCGATCCTAGCCGAGCGTTCCTACAAGTTCGGGAGCATGGCTGAGGATGAAGATGTCGTTCCACTGCTCGTGGGCGACATTATGGGATTCATCAAGCAAATTGCTGATGTGGAGCTGAAAGCGGCATAATTGGCAGAATGGGGGCACTCAAGGGTTGCTTGGGTGTCCCCCTTATAGGATATCCCGACCTCTGCTAACCCCCTGATATTTTGGTAGAAATCTTTGAAAGGGTAGGAGAAGCGCAAGCGACCGGAAACACCCCCGCATGGGTCGCGCGCGCACCCGAGGCAAGTGCCTTTGCCGCGCACGCACGCACGCGAAATCCTTCGCCTGACGCGCGGGAAGGCACTGCTTGAGGCACTGCTTAGTCTAAGGTGCTGAATCTAAAGGCATGGCATAGGACTATGAATCCCTTGCCACACCGCGATCTAATCATAGACACAACCTGTAGTGCACTGCTGTCTGCATGTTGTGTGTGTCTGTCTGCTATCCTCTGCCTTTTTCGTCCTGCCTAGCATCACTTACTCAAGCTAGCAAGACTCAAGCAACACCGCAGTCAACACCTAAGCACTACTCAAGCAACACCGCAGTCAACACCCAAGCACTGCTCAAGCACTGCTACTGCACTGCATGCATGGCATGGCAGTAGGTCATGCCAAGATACTGCTCTTTGTCATGCCCTTCTGCATCTTCATGCCCTGCACTAAGGCATGGCACTGAAGCATTTAGTCATGCCAAGATACTGCTCTTTGTCATGCCTAAATGCATCTTTTCAGTGCCACTAGATCTAAGACTCAAAATAGATCCATCTGTTGTTCTATCGTTAGTCTGTGGTGTTAGGTGTGTTGTTGTCTCATCCTGTCTTAGTGTCCTCCCATCTTTTTTTCTTCTTCCTATCTTCTGCGAAGGAAGAAGTAAAAAAGAAAAGAAGGGAGGACACAAAGACCGGACGAGACAACAGGGGCTGCGGCGATGCAGCGATGGAGTTCGGCGGGATGACCGCAGGAGTTAAAGGCAAGTCATTGTGGCAGCCGGGAGTGAAGAGGACGCCACGCCGGAATTAGGCTCTGCCGGGTACAAAACGGAGCCGGGACCGCAGGAGACACCTCCGCATAATGGCGAGGGGTAGACGGTGCCTAAGTGAAGAGAAGGCTTGCCTAATCTCTTCATGAACCACGGAAAGCAGGGAATCTTCAAGAGAGCTGCCCAAAGCACAGTATCACGGAGCAGCCGGGAAACGCCTAGCAGCCTAGTAGTAGCAACTACCTGAAGGACTGCACGGAGTGAATGCAGACGAGGTACAGGGAAAGCGAACCACCTAAGGGCCGGATAGCGGATCGGTGGGCGAGGGGTCTAGGGAAACTACCGGGGAGGACGGGGGACAGACTTGAAGAATCAAGGGTACCAGACCCTAACTGCCACGGTGGAGGGGCAAGCAAGCGAATTAGGTGGGGCACTGGATTGATACTCACGGCAACCGTTTGAGGATCTCCAGTGCCCCGTTTCGCCTTAGCAAGTAGCAGCATCGGCCGATGTCGGCTCCCACGGTGTTTAGTGAATCCGATGCCAGATGCTGCTACTTGGTACGGCGAACGTGTCACGGGAAAGTCTCATGTAGAGCTTCAGCAGAACATCAAGAGGGACCGGCGATTGCCGAGGGAGATGGGAGATGAGTGCAGCCGAAGGTTGGACCGCTCTAGGGTTGCTGATCGGGCTGTTTATCACGGCATCAATCGCCATTATTGAAATCAACCGCTAGTCCACCACAAGGGGGAAACGAGATGAGTTATTCCGACGCTTTCTTCAAAGCACTCGACGCTTACGGCCTGAAGTACCACTTCGACGGCGATGGCTGCGTAATCTATGACTTCGATATCGAGGATCTGCCGGAAGGCTTCGACGGGATGGTCGATAGCTTTCAGTGCGGCGACTTCACTCACGAGACCCATGCGGAAGCCGTAATCGACTTCCAGA